TTAACCTGGTCGCATTTTTCCTTCGACAGCTTCATTCCCGGTATGACGGGCTTACCATCCACCATTGTGGCACCACGACAGATGGTCCATATACCGGAACCATCGCGGTATGCCGTAGTGTGGTTACCCTCTTTTTCATCCAGAAACTGGTCAAGTATTTGAGGAGCAGATGCGCCTGCTCCAATCAGCGCCAGAACGACCGCTGACAGGCCGTATTTGATTTTTGCGTTCATGGATATTTATCAGGATTTATCGGTTTCTGAACCCTGGATATGTTTATCTGTCCCGGCCTGTTGAATCAGGCGGGGAAAAGGTAAAGACAATCAAGAGGATTATTTATGGACAATAACACCATTTCTCTACAGGAGTTGCTCGACTGCATTTCCAGGCTTCGGGATGATGTAAATGCCCTCACTGTTGCATTTTCATATCTGGCTTTCTCAATTCCCAAAGAACAAATGAAACCAACACTGGCATCGCTTCTGCTTGAGTCACGCAACCCCAAATGGTCCCAGGAACAACAAAATTCTTTCAAGTGGCTGGCGGCATTACTGGAAGAAAAATATGCTGGTAAAATTACCATTTCGGTGGAGTCTTCAGAGAACCAGTAATTCTTCCCGGTAGCTTTCCTTTGTAGGTTATCCACACATTATGCGCCTCTAAAATTACGGGGCGCTTTTCCGGCGACTGCTCACTCCCTTCACATAACCCGGCAGCAACATCCAGGAAGACCTGTCTGATGCTCCTTCTGGCTGCTGCCTCATAAAACTCCAGCGCGGCACCTTCAACACGGTCCAGCGAGATGTCCAGGTCAAAAATTTCACCGTCAAAGCGTTTTTTGTCCCGTAACGCTAAAGTTACCGTAACTTTATTCTCAAAATTGCGGATCCCTTTCACAATCAGTTCATAGTTTTGAGTCATTGAATTACTCTCCCCGTGCAGCCTTACGCTTGTCTTCTTTAATCTTGAAATAAAGGTTTGTCAGATACGTCAGCAAGCCAAATACCAGACTACCCAGCACACCTATTGCCGCCCACTGTGAGGGCGTGACTTTATCGAGCAACTGTAAAAACCAGTACCCGGCACTACCTGCTGAGGTGCCATAGGCGACACCCGTTGTTAACTTATCCATGGATTTCATAACCCCACCTCGCAGATGCGGGTGCTGTGTAATGGAAATAAAAAGGCCACCTGACGTGGCCACCAGATTATTTCCCCACCAGCTCGTTTATCTCTTTCACTGTCTGGTTAAACCGCTCTGACTCAAGCTCAACACCTAAGGCCCGACGCCCCAGCGCCATTGCTGCTTTTATTGTGGAACCGGATCCCATAAAAAAATCAGCAACCAGATCACCTGGTCGACTACTGGCATTGATTATTTGCCTGAGCATATCCGCCGGTTTCTCACACGGATGTTTCCCCGGGTAGAACTGAACGGGTTTATGCATCCAGACATCGGTATAAGGCACGGAGACTGATACGGAGAAATAGCGCCGGAGAGATTTAAACTCATCCAGCAATTCAGAATATTTGCGATTCAGTGAATCATAAGATGCCACCAGCTGGTGGTGTGGTTGTTCCAGTTGTTGTTCCTGAAACTTCTCTGCCGCTATACGGGAAAACAGTGCCTGTAACTTCCGATAGTCAGCCTCATTCGGCAACTGCCACTGACTGGCACCAAACCAGTGGGAAACCATATTTTTCTTACCTGTGGCTTCGGCAATTTGTTTTGCCGTTATACCCAGTTCGGCACGAGCATCCCTGAAATACGATATCAGCGGTGCCATTATGTGCTGTTTGAGTTCCCTTTCTTTTGCCGCATAGCCGTCACTTTTGCCGCGATATGGCCCCTGGTAATGTTCAGCAAACAGAACGCGCTCTGTGGCAGGAAAATATGCGCGCTGACTTTCTTTATTACACCCATTCCAACGTCCGGACGGCTTCGCCCAGATGATATGGTTAAGCACGTTGAAACGTTCACGCATCATGATCTCAATATCAGATGCCAGGCGATGCCCACAGAACAGGTAAAGGCTTCCGGCAGGTTTTAACACCCGCCAGAACTGGGCCAGACAGTGGTCCAGCCACTTAAGGTAATCTTCGTCCCCTTTCCACTGATTGTCCCAACCGTTAGGTTTCACCTTCAGTCTGCTCCCTTTGGCCGCTCGGGAACCCCACCGGACTTGATGGTGCCGACTACCGGAATCGAACTGGTGACCTACTGATTACAAGTCAGTTGCTCTACCTACTGAGCTAAGTCGGCACTGGACCGCCACCGGGGACTCGAACCTCGCACACTCAACTTAAAGGGTTGACGCTCTTTCCTGATGGCTAGTGGCGGTTGGTGGCCCTTGCTGGATTTGAACCAGCGACCTGGCGATTATGAGTCGCTCGCTCTCACCACTGAGCTAAAGGGCCGAGCCAAAAAATAATAATCAGATGAAAATCAATAATCAAGCCCTTGCCTGGATACATATCTGTCTGGCGGGAAGCCATAATAGCGGTGAAATACAGAAATAAAGTAGGACCTGCTTGAATAACCGCATTTTTCTGCTATAGCCTGTCCATATCCATGCCGGGAACATAACATATTTACAGCAACACGCATCCGCTCTTCCAGCAACAAGCGACTGAACATGCCCCCTTCATTTTTCAGTTTTGTCTTTAACAAACTCTCACTCATATGCAACTGTAGAGCAATCGCACCAAGCGTCCAGCTTGCTGATATATCTGTCTGAATTATCGCCCTGACTTTGGCACTTATGCTGGATAAACATCCACTTAAAAACAATGACATCCGTTCATCTGTTTCAAACAGAGACAGGCAGGCCATCATAAGAAACATATCCGTGGCCTCTCCGGAAAATCCCTGGCTGGTAATTAAAGCCGCAGCCAACGCAGGATTGTTGGGTTCCAGCAACAGGTAAAGCGGAATGTCAGTCAGACGAGTCCTCGTCAGCTTATGCTGACTTTCCAGATATTGACTTACGACGGATTCGCTTATATCGACAATTTTAACTTTGCCATAATGCATAAGGAAAAGCTCCCTGATGCATTTGGTGGCCAGAACAACTGAGCCTGGCTTAAGTGACAACGTATCCTTTTCAAGAAAAATATTAATTGGGGAGCAAACCATGATAACTGAACAGACAACAGCCATTATAATTTTACTTTCATTAGCAATTGGTTAGCTCAATTATAGCCCCAAAAGGTAAATTATCATCAACACATAAGCAAAGGACTGACAGGTGTCGCCCCCCACCAGCCGCCCATTCACCACAAATAAAAAGCCTTCAGGACTGAAGGCGTCTGTAACAACCGCACTGATAGTCTGCCAGACCCGCCATAACAAGTTGGGTCAGTATTAACTGGCAGCGTTCGCGTGAAAGGTAAGTATTCTGCGCAATCTCCCCGACTGTCGCCGGTTCGGTAACGCTTAATTCATCAAACACAACTCTGGCGGTTTCTGTCATATCCTGCTGTTTCAGCATGTCTTTTTACCCTTTCCGGTTAACGTGACATACCAATAACTCTTGTCCAAAAAGCCAGCAAGCAGAAAGACCGGTATTCGCAACCACCAGCGTATTTAACGCCCCGTGCCGTTTTTCAGTCATAAAAAAACCCGCAAAAAGCGGGCTCTTTCAAATGTCCATGTCTGCTATTCGCCTCGCGGTACAGCTTTGCGAAGCGTACCGGAATTGAAGCAGTTTATGGCTAAAATTGCAAGAACTTTTTTAAAGCTGCATCAGCCTTTCCACCAGTTTATCTCTGCGAACAACAAACCAACCATTGGCTCTCGCCAGTTCCAGCCATGACTCAAGGGAAATAACAATATCATCATCCCGCAACTGAATTGTGGAAACAGTGACACCGCCTCGCTGATAACAGAGAACTCGCGTGTCGTAACTTTTCTGGCATGAAGCTGGCGCTGACGGATCCTTTTGTCTGAAATAGCACTCTTCCAGTTTTTCGAACACATCCCACGCCTGATCGGTTTCGAGCATTTTGGCGTGACGGGCTGCTCCGCGTTCTGTCCAGAGAATGAGGGAGCGGGCTTTCGGGGAAATTTGTAACCCTCTTAAAGATGGTTGCAAATTTTGTGAGTTACTTAAAGTAACCCGCAAATTTTGTGAGTAGTTTAAAGCTACCCGCAATTCTTTAAGGTCATTACCAACAACTTTGAAAAAGTGTTTCCCTTCAACGAAGCGTACTTTGTTCTCATGATGATTCTGGCGAATGCGCACCGGCTCAGTGCCGTAAAGCTGCGCCAAAAGTTCGGTGGTAATAACAGGAATCTGGTTATGGGTGATCGGGGAGAGAGTTTCAACAGAAATTTGAGTTGTCATAATGACGCCCTCTGGTGGTTTCTTAATAACTCACCACCGACGACGCCAATCATCTGGTGGTGAACTGTGCGGGGTTGGCGTAACCGGGAAACCGACCGGCGCGGATCTCTCCGCCCCCACACAGCCCACCATAATTCAGATGTGCGCGTGCATACGACAATAAAAAACACGCTCGCGGCGTGTATCTGTCGCGGTCTCTATCCAGGACGCCAATCCCGACGCCAGATTTTGCTGGCGCGTGAGGAATATAGCCCCGGATAACAGATTGAGTCAACAGACGGTTTTTAGATCCCCGGAAGAGAATGCATCACGCATCGGCAGATAGAGCATAAACTCTGCCATTTTCAACCACGCATCTATGCGATTACGGCACGTGGCGTAACACCACTCAGGGTGTGAATCATTCAGCAATTCAGCCATTTTGCGCTTAGTCATCCCCCGCCCCACATAACGCTGACTCAGAACATTGAGCAGCCCGGGATAACCTGCCAGTACTTCACCAATAACCCTGTCGATTATTAACGCCTCTGAATCGGTACAATGTGCCAGCCAGCTTTTTTGATTGCCGTTGATCATATCCCGCAAAAAAGCCTCAAGTTCAGGTTTGTCCAGACCCGCTTTTTTCATCCTCCGGAGCGCCTCGTTAATTGCCGTTTTTGTCAGCTTTTTAGAGGTCAGTAATTGGTTGAACATATTTCCCGTCTTACCGTCGCCAATATACGACCAACGCCCCCACATACGCAGTTTCCCCTGGATCCAGACACTTTCCAGCGTTTTCAGGCGTAAATGCTCACCGCTTTTGCCTGTAATTTCCGGGTATATCATATTTATGCTCACTCACTTTCAATTTTGTAAATCTTCACGCCCAGCCGCCCAACAGAAACGAGCTGACCGCGCACAATATTGATTTCATCAAACTGCTCGTCGTCTATGAGAAGTCCGGCATGCGTCAGCGCATCCAGCGGTGCTTTCAGAATGTTGTCCAGGTCACGGCGGCGCTTATCCGGTGGCTCTGCAATAATTTTTATTGCCAGCCTTCCGGACAGGTTTAATTTCAACCTCTGCTGGCGAACAATAAGCGCCACATCACGGCGATAACGCTTTCCGGCCTCCGAGATGAAATACGTATTGCCATGACGTCGCCAGTAGGTATTCACCGTCGGCGGGTAAGGCAAAACAAATTCTATCCGTTCAGTCATTCATGCTTTCCACTTCAGGACACCCGAATTTCTCGCGTGCATTAAAAAACGAATCAGCAACAACAGCTGGCTGCCGTGTTTCTCTTCAAATTCTCTTACCCCGGCATGTAGCTCGTTATGGCAGCGTCTACACAACGGAATAACAAACAAATCGTCAGCCTTTGTTCCCGTTCCCCCCAGTCCATGACCAATGATGTGATGCGGATCATCTGCCTGATTGCCACACGCCATGCACTTCTGCGTTTTTACCCACCGCGTGTATATCGGCATCTCTTCACGTTGTGGTTTCTGGCGTCTGAGGTATTGAGCAGGAGACTCCGGATCAACAGTTATGCTGACCACCGCTTTTTCCTGTTGTGGGTTCTGTTGCTGGTGGGCGTAAGGCAACGGCGCAAGATTTTTTGTGCGCTGCTTCAGTATGCTGGTGGCGCTCTGCTCTCCCGGTACGATGTCGCTTTCACGGTACATTGAGCGGATTTTTTCCGCACGCAACCCCAGCGAACGACGTAATACCGCTTCCGGTAGCGCGTCCGCCACCTGATTGCGGACCGCCCACCAGGATAATTCAGCCAGAGATAATTCCCGTTCCTGTGCACCACTTATTGCGTGACGTATGACGTCAATCATCCAGGCTGTCAGATTTTGTTGAGCAAGCTGCCCGAGTGATTCGGATGTCTGGTCACGCAGCTGGTTGTCGCAGTGCCAGCACAACACCATTGCGCCGGTACCATAACGGTGAATGACGGTTTCACTGTGGTGATAATCGCCGTGTGGCCACTGGCAGGATTTAACATGACGCAGTAACCAGTCAGACAATGCGCCAGCGCCACCAGCAGCACGAATCACTCGTTCGTCGCTGAAAAATGGCAGTAATGATTTATCCTCCGCCAGCGGCTGGCGAACGGCAGGAACGACCCCAGACGGCAGATTACGCATGCTTTTCGGTTCCGGCTCCACCAGTACCCGGGTATTGTGGAATACCGGCATGGATTCACGGCCCGGCTTAACGATCACCAGCCCGAGTTCCGGTACCAGAACAGGTCGAAGTAATACCCGCACGTTACCTCCAGAGCCGTTGCTGGAATGTGCGGGACGGACGCGGTGGGCGTTCGGAGTAAGGAAGCCTGACGGAGATTATCCAGTGACGATAATCGAGGCTGAGGGCTTCCCTAAACTCATACCCACGCCTGCGGTAGTTCTGAATCAGCCATTCGGCCTGTTCTTCAGTGCATGGGTCATGCTGATACCAGTCATATTTGAATGTGTGAGAACGCCGCCCGTGCCTACTGGCAAAGACGGCTGAATTATCAGAATTGTTAATTTTTTTGTAATGCACCACTACCATCCTCGTAATGGTGCGACAGACGCCAGTTGTTCAGGCTGGCTTTAACTATAGCATTATAATCTAGTCTTTCTTAATGCTGAAGTGACTGACCGAATCCGCATGCGATTCTTTGGTGATCAGAATAACATCGGGTGGCAATGGCATTACGATAAATTCACCATTCTCAAGAACTATTACTTCATAATTACCAGATACAGAAAGCGCAGCAATTAATTCCTTATCATTCATAACAAAACCCTATGAACTTTTAACATTTCCCCTTAAGGGGTCCATCCCTCTTCTCCCTGCGCGCTACTTAAGTATTTTTGATTCTATTCCGGCACCTTCAAAAAGCTCAAACGTCTTGAAAATAAACAACAAAAAACCCGCCGAAGCGGGTTAAGTGCGGGTGCGTTGAGGATGCCTGACACATCAGAGGTGGCGAGGGATTTCTCCCCCGCCGGGTCTCTTACTCCTCAGGTTCGTAAGCTGTGAAGACAGCGACCTCCGTCTGGCCGGTTCGGATTCGTACCTCGCAGAGGTCTTTCCTCGTTACCAGTGCCGTCACTATGACGGTTAAACAGATGACGATCAGGGCGATTAACATCGCCTTTTGCTGCTTCATAGCCTGCTTCTCCTTGACCTTTCGGTCCGTAAGAGGCTAATCTCTATGTGTCGCATAGATATGGCCTCAGATTAATGTTAAGCGTCTTGCCGGACGCGTAATGTTAACTGGGGCTTTTCTCTGTCTGCCTTACGGCGGCATGCCCGAGGCAGACAGCCTCAAGCACCCGCAGCAATTCTACTTAACTCTCGCTTTACAGCAAACCGTTTTTGCCCGATATGGGAATTCCCATACGGAATGAATTCAGTTCCCCAGGCGATCCATCAAAAACACAACCAGGCAGTAAACACCCACAACAGCAATAACAGCCAGAGCGCCTTCCATTACCAGTGAAATATCATCCGACATATTCCCTCCCTTGGTGTGAATTCCGGCGAACGTTTTTACCCCCACCGACAAATAACATATACTAGAAAAGCAATAGCTATAGCAACGCCTGCAAATGCATCGGGCCGGCTCATTGGTGCGCCCCCTGTATCGCTTCTACTGCGATCTGACTGGCGTATTTGTTAATGGTAACGATAAGTTCTTGCTCGGCCTCATCCAGACAACCACCGATACCTCGCCTGTCACCTTCAGAAGCATCGAAATCTGCACGAACCCTGGCGACCTTCAGGATTGCGGACAACACCTCATCAGGGATTGCCGGAGAGTTGGTTGACGTTTCCGAGGTTATCCGAAAATTATTGGTTGACGAATTCTTATTTTCCCGAAAGTTTTCGGCATGAAGCATGGCGGTGTTATACCCATCCGCGAAAATCTCTGCTTCTTCGTTATTCAGTTCGGCACCAAGTTTAAGCGCAATAGCTTTTGCCATTGAGGCGGTAATTTGATGGCATGGCTGACGTCCATGAAGCATGGCGTCGCTCCGCTCTATGCCATCCAGCGCAATTCGAAGCGCATGAATTGTAGTAATGCTATCGTTTGGGGTTATTCCGTATCGTTCGAATACAGCGATATGGTTGCGCATAATCGCAGGTGTAAGCTCTTTGTAAGCAAGAGCAAGAGGTCCAGATACATCGTTCAGCACTACCGTCATCGGTGAGGCGGCGTAGACTTCAATAATCCCAGTATCAATAGGCCATTCCCCATCCTTGATATAGTAACTTGTTCCGTCAACTTGCTGTTCTACAATGTGGAAAGCACCTATTGGTTCTGCTTCCAGCGATGCCAGTGCAATTTTGAATAACTCGCCCTCTACCCGTGCCATCCCTGAATTGGGGTAGCATTTCGCAATCGCTATTTTTAATTTGGCTTCTTCGATTAATTTCTCTTTGGTTAATTCAGTCACTTTTCATTACCGCCCTTTCGGGCGGCCTCCTGACATTAATCGTTGTGATAACTCATAGCTTCATTTGCAGCATCAACTGGATCAACATCCCACCAGCAATAATTTGGGTCGACACCTTCAGGTGTCCACGGCTCTAATTCATTTTTTGCTACATTCTCGTCACCAGTAATTTTAAAAATCTGCTCAGAGAATTTTTTTACCCACTCGTTATATTTTTCCGCGTTAATGGTTTTCTGTGTATTTAACATAGATATACCTCCGGTTAAGGATTAAATTTTATTTACAGTGCTGATTTAATATTCAGTTCTGGCTTTTGTTGCCCTGCGTATCCGCGCTTTCGCGTTACGCTCAATCTGAATTAGCTTTTCTATATTTTTTCGCCTTTCCTGTTCCTCCTGGCGCAATAGCCTTACATCATCTGCCAGTCTGGTTTCTCTTTTAGCCACAGAGAGCATCCAGTCAAACGGCTCCACAACTGCACCACAGATTTTGCAGCGGACCTGACGCTCTTTTTCGTCAACCCGGACAGAAGCGTGATGGCAGTATGGTCTTTCCGATGGCTCATAAAGAAAATTAACCTGATTACGTGGGTCATCCTCTTTTACCGGAAATAAAACGATATTGCTTAACTCATCTTCTGGTTTTATTTCCATGCTCCTCTCCTTTGATGCGAATGCCAGCGATAATTGAAGCCTGATAGCCAATTTTACTCACAGCCCCCCCTGATAATTTCCCTGATAAAACGCCAGCACTCGCTGCATAACTTCGCTCTTCCGGCACTCGCGACAGATTATATTCAGGCGCCTGTCGTAGCGACGTATTTCTCCGTCTGGTAATGACCATATAAGGTCAGGATCAACCACAACCGGTTTCTTCAGCTTTGCCCTCGATAATTTTTTGCGGGCGTTTTGCCAGTCCTTACGAGCCTGTTCAGAGGGGAATAATCCGTAGCCTGAATTGTAAACATCACCACTGGCGACCAGTTCTCTGGCGAGAGTGCTTATGTAATACCTTGATGCACCGGTTTTAGCCTCCAGAGCCCGTAACGTCTCGCGACCGCTCAGACGTACAAGTTCAATAACCTGCCCTTTAATTTTTTCTCGCTCTTCTTGTGTAAAAACTTTTGCCACAAGTCCTCCTGAAAATTACCTCGTGACCTGAAATAAACACTTACCCCCTGAAGCCCGGTGGAATTTCGGTATCCGGTTCAGAAATATGATTCACACAACGCTGGTTGTTCGTGCCGCTTACCGGGAGCAACCAGGGGTTTTCAAAATTTCGGTCCGGTCCAAAAAACGTCGTCGCTCGCTGAACAAATTCCGTTCCAGTTTTCCCGGTAACCGCCAGATATCTTGCGTAACGCCTCACGCCATCCAGCATGGCCTCTGGTGGCACCCCCTCGCGTAATCTGGCCTTCCAGGCACTGAAAGCGGATTTCTTC